GTCGTCCCACTCATGAGCAAGCGCCACAAATCCCGAGCGCAGAAACTCGGTGAGCACGTCAGCAGAGAACGCACCCGGGAATATCACGTCACCGTGGCTGTCGATGTTGCCGATGCCAGCCGCCGCGCCCTTGAGCGTGTTGGCCTCCAGAGCCGCATCTGCCGCTTTAATGGAAAAGCGCTTGCGGATAGGTTGGGTAGCGTCGAATTGATTGGGTTTCATTGTGTTACCTCGGCGAGCGGCTTGACTCTCGTTGTCGGCCCCCACTGCGGATCGTTCTCCGTTGCGTTGAATGACTCCAGGGAAGCGCCAGCGCGGTACAGTTCAAAGCGCGATGGGCCTAGAATCTCAGCCTGATCGGATTCAGGGAGCATAGAAAAAAGCTCGGAGCCGCTTGCCATCGTCTCCCGCTCGTCAGGGATGCTCATGTCGCCGGTAATCTCAGCCCAGGAACGAATCTCAGGAACCATCGTGCAGCGACAGTTGGTGTGGCTAGGCATGATCTCAGCGGTGGTAGAGAGCGTGCCGTGTAGCGCCCAGCAGGAGACGCAGGTGCGCGAGTCAGCAGCAGAGAGTCTGCGGTATCCGCTCAGTACGTCACCATTGGCGGCGTAGGTTCGGCGGCTTGCCTCGCGTGAGGCTCTGAGCATCTCCGTTCGCGCTATGGCTTCCAGACGGGCGCGTGAGACGCTTGTGGTAACAGAGAGGCGCTGTGCTACGGTGCGCGGGTTCTCGCCCTTGACAATGCCGTCGAGGAGCGCGTTGCGAATCAGCAAGCCGGTATCGCCAGCAAACGAGTCCAGAAGCGTAGAGAGTGGTGAGCCATCGGACGACAGTCCCACAAGCGCTTCAAACGCATCAGAGGAGAGAGTAGCCCAGGGGAACGTCTTTCCAGCGGGCACGGCTCCTGCGGCGGCTCGCGCTAAAGGCTCGGCGTACTGCGTGGTGGAGAGTATCGCGGATCGTTGCCCGTCCTCGACAATCGCCGCGCCTCGATCCGCAAGCCCAGAAAGCTCATCTGAGATCTGATCTTGGAGAGTGAGCAGACGCTTCAGCGCCTCGTCTCGCCAGCCGGCTGTTTCTTGGTTCTTGCCGATGTAGTCCAGCAGCTCTTTGATGCGCTTGTCTAGGCTCCTCTGTGCCCGTGCCCACTCAGTAGCCAGCGTGTCAATGGTTGCGGCCTCGTCACGCGCCAAGGCACGGCGGAAGGCGTCTGCCACATCGTAGATATTGCCAGGAGTCTGCCCCGCCACTTTGCGAAATGGTAGCAAGGCTCTGTAGGACTTTGCGGCAGGTAGCGCAGGCTCTACGGTTGGCGCTGGCATGGCCTCAATGGGCTTTGGCCCCAGCCCTTGCCGCTCCCGTGCCTCATCTGCGGTGAGGATGCCTGCTGCTACGTCGGCTCTATCTGCCTCGCGGAGCGCCAGGGTATCGTCCTGAAGCTCGGGAACCACCGAGGTATCCCAGGCGAACACATCGCGCTTGCCATTGCCATAGAGCGGCATGAGCTTGAGGTTTATCTGAGACTCGAACACGCGCATCATGGGGATAATGCCACCGCGCCAACCCTGCTGAATTGCTTCCGCCAGGTTGTTGTAGGTGCTTTTCTGGATGCCGGTGTAGAGCTGGAGCAGGATAGCCGGAATGCCTAGCGCAGCAGGGATGCGCGTCTCTGGCATGGCGCGGACATCGTTAAGCGCCATCTCCTGCGGGGATAGCCCGATTTTGTGATAGTCCACCGAGCCGGGCAGGAAGTTGGTGCGGCCTGGGTCTTGGCGGCGCTTCTCATTGTACTTGTCGGAGAGCTCCCGCGCCTGATCGCTCGTCATCTGCATCATGCCGTCAGCGGTGATACGCGGAGAGAACACGCCAGCGTTCATGCCGCCGTTTTTGCCGATGCTTGCCGATGCGTCAGAGTAGCTGTTGTCCGTCACAATCTCGCGGTACTGAGCCGCTAGGGGAGAGATGCCCAGAAGCGGGTTTGTCTCGTCGATGCCGTTGCGGAAGTGCAGCACCTCCGAGGGCTTGAGAGGACGGACGACGCCATTTACCGTGTAGTCGTAGCGCAGGAGCCGCCCGTTGGCATCAGGCACAGCAGAGACGAGGGCGGCGGGGAGGTAGTCGAGCGCAACCGGAGCGCCTGAGCGTGATGCAACGATGTGAGAGTAAGCATTGCCCTTGGTAACGTAGTCACGCACCCATGCAGAGATAAGCGCCGCGCCATCCATCTCGGCAAACGGCGAGGGATAGGAGAGCAGAAGAGGAAGCGGGTGGCTTGGGTTAGCAACCACTTTGCCCTGCTCGTCACGTGGCCCAACGACAGGAGGCGCAACCATCCAAGAGGTAGCGATCCAGTTTACGAGGATGCCAACGATAGAGTTGTCTTTACCGTCGCGAGCCTCAGACGGAGAGATAGCGAGTGACTGGACAGACCAGCCACCCAGGAGCATCTGTATCCAGTTTGGGGTAGCGCCTAAACTGCCGCCGCCCGGCAATGGCAGGGGAGCTTGTCCCTTAACCACCCACGGCAACCTAAATTTAGCTTTATCCCAGAATGACAAATGCGCCCCGCTTCCGGCAAACAACAAGGGGAGGAAATACCCTCCCGTTTGCGTTTACGTCCGTGAAGCGGAGCGCACAAACAGAGTCGAAAAACATTGCCTTACAGTCCGTGATCTGGATTAACCGCACACGCGAAGCAAGACGATAGAGCGAGTGTACAGTAAAAGTGTACGGATTGTCAAGCCCGATTGCTCTCCGCAGTCAATTCCTCCGGACTTGCATCTAGTGCGATCAGGAGACGCAGCACAATTGTGCCACTAGGCTCGGCCTCGCCTTTTTCCCAGCGCCTGATACTGTCGAGGTTCTTGACCCCGATCATTGCGGCCAGGCCCCGCTGAGTGAGCCGTCTCCTGGTTCGTAGCGACCGGAGCAGCTCGCCCGAGAAAACGAGAGAGGCAGAGGGAATCTCTCGTTTCCGCGATTTCGGAACCCAAAACTCCTCCAGTCCCGCCTCTCTGCATATCCTAGACACGCTCGGCTGGGATATTTGAAAACGCTGCGCTATCTCCTGGAGAGACGTTCTCTCCATTCGCATCCTGATGATTTCCGCGTCCCTCTTTTCGCGCCTCCTCTGGATTGGACTCATAGCCCTGCCCCCAGTCCATTCCAAAACTCCACAGGCGAAATCCCATCTCCCCTAGTCACTCCCCGCCAATACCGCTCCTTGAGATCGGCCAGCGCCAGCATCTCCAGCGCACCGAGTCCCTCGAAAAGCGTTGCCGCCGCCTCAATATCTCCCAGTTCCCATTTCTCGCCTAGGCCATCTAGGCGAATGGCCTCGGCAACCTCGTCGCCGATATAGTTCAGCGTGTCGGGCAGGATCGCCGTAGAGTTCAGAGCGTCGCAGGCGCAGCAGAAGTGCGCCACGGTGAACTCCTCCCGGCGCTTGAGCTGCCAGATACCGCCCCGAACCATCCGGTCGTAGCGCTCGATCATGTCCGAAGCTGGCAGGGACAGATTATCCCTGCCCGTGGTGCGTGTGCCACCGTACGAGCGAACTGGCTCCGCTCGAATCGTGAGTGCCTGCTGTGCGGCAGACGAGAATGTAAGAATTGTTCGTTTTTCCATGATGTCCTCCAAAGATAAAACCCCGCCCAACTCATGGGCGGGGCTGGTGGGTAACTACGCCTCGACTCGGGAACCTGGTTGCAGAACTCGGTACGCAACACTGCGGAGCCACTCGTTGTTTTTGTTGATTGCTACCAGCTCTGCACTGGACTTGCACCAGCGCCCCGCCAGAAATGTATTAGTCTCGGTGTCCCGAACCCGAAAACGCTGGCCTGCGCTGACAACGACGTAACGATCCTCGCGGCGCTTGATAAATGCTGTGCCGCCACCGATCATATCTACTGAACGGAACTGATTGTGAAACTCGCTGCTCTGTTCTATGTCCACGACGTAGAGGTTGTAGGGACAATCACCGGTACGAACCTTTACTGATCCCACCTTGGCGGCGTACCCCATCTCTTCGAGGGCAAGAATGCTACTGTTGAGAACCCCAGTAACAATGCGAAAACCATCAGGGCAAGGCACCTGCTTAGGCGCATCAAGGGCATTGATACCGAAAAATGAGTGGTGAGTGCCGATGGTCTTAACTACGTCGCTAATCGTGATAGTATTGTTTGACATTAGAGTCTCTTTCTGTGTCCGTGGGGAGGGTGTTCGTAGCACTGCTCCCCATTCTTGTTTTTACTCTCCAGCCCTCGCTCTTGAGTATGTACACACTGTAACACCAGTATGTACATATTGTCAATAGAATTATAAAAAATAGTCGTAGTTTTTTTACAGCAGGCCACGGGTTAGAAAATATCCCACTGAACGGTAGGCTTTGAGAGCATGGAGAACGCATAGGAGAGCGCGTCTATCATGTCGTCGTGATCGCCCATTGGAAACGAGAGCAGCTCGTCCTCAAAGATGCGCGGCAAGTCCTTGGAGTGGTAAACAAGCCCCTGCTCATAGCGCCCCTCTAGCGGGAGGAAACGTGCCTGCTTGTCTTTGTCGGGCCTGACTCCCTGAATGGGTAGCGTCGTCTTGCGCTTTAGCTCTTGCACTACCGCCGCCTGGTACTGTACCTGCTCGATTGCGATTTTAGACGGGCTCCACTTCGCCGCCATGCTTTCGATGAACTGTAGGACTTGGTGAAACGGCGCTCGTATCCGCTGGGCATCACGGACATAGATTCGCCCATCATCATCCCGTGAGATTATCGCGCAGGCGGTGTAGTCGGCTCCCTGCTTCTCGCTGATTGCCAAGTCCACGCCCATGTAGCAAGGCAAGTCATTGGCAGGCTCGCCGTACTTTAGCCATGCCCTAGAAACCCGTGCGCCCTCAGCGTCTACGAACTCGGCTAGGTACTCCTGCCGAAAGACGAGGGAGGGTAGCTGGAGACGCGCCCCCTCTACCTCTTCTCGATCTATGTACGGGTTCGTGGTGGTGGGCATCTGGAACCGTGCCCAGTCCTGGCTGCTCTCCGCATCGTCAAAAAGGCGCTTGAAGTAGTTGCCGCCTTTCGGGGTTGATAAAAACCACGCATCGCCTTTGTAGTCGGTGAGCGTGGGGCGAATAGCCTGCTGCCATGCCTCCTCCAGGTAGGGAGCCATTGCCGCCTCGTCAATCATCACACGGGCATACTTGCGCCCACGGGCCACGGTAGCGGGGTTGTCAAGCGTCCAGAAGTCAATAGATGCGCCTCCGATCATCTCGATGCTAGGAAACGGCGTGGTAACGGCCCTTGCTATCACCGGCTCAAAGATGCGACGCAAATCTTTATATGCCTCTTGGAGGAGTCGGTAGTTAGGCGCAAACCATCCCACGCTCCGCTTCTGCGTGAGCAGAGGCGTGACGGCAAGCGCAGTGCCGAGCGTCGTCTTTCCGAAACGCCTCCCGCAAGCAATCACGTTGAACCTGCGCCGATTGTTGAGTATGTCCCACTGTGCGCTGTGCGGCTCAGGAACATCCAGAGTTATCGTCACGGTAGGGTTTTCCCGCCCCAGTTCACGTCGATGGTGATAGCGCCCCCGTCTTTACCTGTTACCTCGGTACGCTCGCTCCAGTCGTTTCTCCTCCTGCGCTTGAGCACCTCCAGCGCCGACTTCCAATCACCGTCCTGGTTGTTCACCTCTTTGGAGAGTCGCGCTGCCGAGCGAGCAATGAGCAGCATTTCCGCACGTGTACAGGACTCGGAAAAATCGGAAAAAGCCTTTTTCCATGTGTGGAAAGTATCTTGATTTATCCGGGCGTAGGCACAGGCATCATCAATAGACAGCCCGATAGAGAGCGCGTCTATGATGATCTTCTCCACCTCCGGTGTGCGCTTTGTCTTGCGGCCTCTAGTTGCCATTGCCAGCCTCCAGAAGTGTCGCAGTCTGCCCCGTGGCATTCTCCCACCTAGTTAGGATTACATCGCAATAAAATGGAGAAATTTCAACGCCGTGCCAGTCACGGCCTATTGACTCACACGCGATTAACGATGATCCGCTACCAGCAAATGGATCGTATACGGTTCCCTGAGTGCAGTTAGCAATTAGCATTTTTAGCCAATCTACAGGTTTTGCGTGAGAATGTTCAGATTCAGAATGAAACTTTGTAATCGGCAATGAAAATAAATCTGATAAATGCTTTCCTCTAGGATCAGGAGTAAATAGGTACTCGCCTCTTGTGTTGCTTACAGTCCTTTCTTCTCCTGCGTTGCCATAATGCGCTCCATTAAAATCATAATGCTGGACATCTCCATACCACGCGCACAGTTTTATTCTGCGGAGAGGTCTATTTGGCGTGTACCACGATGACACACAATCCCAAACAAACACCCATGTAGGTGATCCCAATAATGACGTTATGTCTCCAAACCTGCAACCATCGGAAAATGCAAGTGTGCTATTTGCCGCGTATGGCTCAAACACCTCATCCCACGGAGGATCAAAAAACAACGTATCTATAGTGCCTGGATCATATGCTACAGAGCTTCCGCAAAATAGCCTATGCCTCCCCAACTGCCATAGATCGCCAGCGTTGCACCGCGTGGGGGCGTTCTCTGGCACCTCGTCGGGATCGGTGAGCAGCTCAGTACCACCGCCACCCCCTCCCGCCATGCGCCCGATGATCTCGTCTAAGTCGTCGCCATCAAAGCCCGTACCAGATAGCCCTCCCTCACTCAACGCCAGCTCAGATAGCAGAGCTGCGAGAGCGTTCTCGTCGTCGTGCCCGAGCCGCGCTGTTCGGTTGTCAGCGAGTAGTATCCTGAGCTCCTGCTCCTCGTCTACGTCCACCCAGATTACCGGGATGGTGGCCGCGTGCTGATCCTTGGCGACTTTGTACCGATGGTTCCCTGCGAGGAT